ATGCTTTTAATCGGCTGAGTCACAAATGTCACCGAATACAGCATGAAGAATACGATTCCAGCAAGAATGACAGTCACGATGCCGACCACAAAGGCCCACACCCTGATCTCAATTTCCGCTGGCGTTAGAGGCTGCTGGTTGGGGTTGTTCAATTTTCTTCTCCAAGATAGGGGCAACTAAATATTCTGGGCAAGTCTGGGTAAACAAACACCGAGGCTTTTGACACTCAGGTAAATTGAACTTGTCGGGGTTTTGGCAGGTGTATCTGTATCTGTCCTCGCACCCCACTAGCGCCATCAGGATTAATATTGTTAGGAGTCTCACGCTTTACCTCTTTCAGTTGTTCTTCAAGTTTCTGTTTCAGTTGCTCAGTTTTCTTTCTGTCTGCCTTCATTTGTTCAGAGAGAATCTTGTTATCGAGATAGATAAAGGCAACGGCAGGGAGTGCGATAAAACTAACTGTGGCGAATAAGACCATCCCCCAAAAGTAGATTTTTGCATCGTACTCTGCGATATTAGCCATACAAACACCCAAAAGATAATGATTAGCCCAAGCGTTACCCAATGCGGAACACAGCGGTCAACCCTGTCATTTTCCGTCTTAATTTGGTCTATGCGCCTTTGCTTTTCGTTTCTTCTGTCCCTTTCCCTAGCTTTCTTTTGCTCATCAAGAATCTTAGAGTACATCGCTTTATAACGACTGTACAAAGGCCCGAGTTGAGCAGGAGCCTCGTTCATCAACTCCCTCAGTTCCGCACCACACTTGACCAACTTTGTCTCAATCGAGATAAGTTCCAATGCGCCAATGTTATTGTCTCCATGTGACGAACTAAAGACCTTTCTTTCTAAATCCTCTTTATAGGCCACCAAATAGGCTTGCGCTTTAAAGAAGTCTCCAACATGGCGAATGAATTGGTCGATTACAGCATCTTCATCAGGGATGTAATCAACATATTCATCTTTTACTTTCTTCTTCGGTTCTTCAGCCTTGACAACAACGCTAGGCTGTTTATCCTTCGGTAAGAAAAGCCCTTGAATCCAAGACCAAAAGCCAGAAACTTCCTTTGCAATCTCTTTAGCATCAGAAATCCCCTTCTTTATGCGCTGTATCTCAGCTTTGCCCTCTGACAACATTTCGCAACAAGAGCGTATGCCCTTGAGTGCGCTTGACAGCATGAGCATTGCAGAAATCGGGTCAATATCAAATCCCCAAAAGTTTCTTGAAGAACTCAGCCCCGACACCAGGCCCGAGCAGGACAACAGCCATCACCGCATAAAGCAGATATTCAATCTTAGTCATGCGCTTTTCGCCATGCTCTAGAGCCTTGTTAATAGACTCGTAACGCATCGCACACACTTCTTCATGCGTAGACAGACGAGCGTCTGTTGCGTCAATTGTTGCCATTACTCACCTGAAATTTGAGATTGCTGTTCAGCAATTTGCGCTTGATATGCAGCAATAACTTCAGGAGTCCATGCAGCAGTAGCAATTGCAACCACATTGGCTGGTTGACCTGTCAGGTCTTGAGATGGTGTCAATGAAGTGCGGTGAAATGTCTTGCTGATTTCGTTACCATCTTCCATGATGCGTGTAGCTTCACGATAAAGAACTGTTCCGTTTTCGGTGACGGTGATTTGATCGACTATGGTGGTTTTAGTGAGTGACATGATGTTTTCCTTTGTGTCTGGTCAAACTATTCTGGTCTGACTATGGGTTAAGCGGATGCTTGATATGTTACTGAGAACCAAATTACAGAAGTTGCTGTGGTGGTGGCTAGTCCATACACAGTTGTTGAACCCGAGCTTACCCAACAAGTATTGGATAAGTTAAGGGCATTGTTGGTCACCCCCCCTAGTCCAGAAGCACTTCCAGACTGACTTGTAAACGGAAGGTTTGTAAATAAAACACTTGAAGCCGAGGAAGCTATGTTTACAGAACCTGCTAAAGTGCCTTCAACATAAACAATACGACCTATTTTTATATAGCGTCCAACAGAAGAAAACGAACCATTAACTGTTAGCCCCGACCCCTGATTTGGTGTCCAAGTACCCTCTTCATAATCATCCAGCGTGTTTGCGTCAGATGATGCTGATTGAGTTGCTGGAAAAGCAACCCCAACACCGCTCGCTGATGTGTTACCGCCTTGAAGAACAAGAGCGCCATTTGCATTAAGCGTCATTGCGTTGGTGAAGCTGATGGAGTTTCCTGCTGTGCCAGATGCAGCGTTGTACCAGTAGTGAACACCTGCGTTTTGAACATACATTGACGCTAAGTTTGTAGCGCCATATTTATATGCAGAGCCGTTCCAGTAAGCATTTCCTGTAACACGCACATCAGTAGAGCCAAAAGAATAAATGCCACTACCAGCAGCAGCAATTTCAAGAGCTTTGACACCACTCCAAGCACTAGGCGTAACACCTAAACCTAAGTTGCCAGAACTATCAACCCTAGCTCTCTCAGTTCCACCAGTAGTGATGCCAACAGTATCAGCAGCGGGGAAGAAGATACCTGTGTTTGTGTCTCCATTCGCTGTAATAGAAGGAGCCGAGGCAGAACCAGCAGGGTGAATGTAAACATCCTGCCCACCGCTTTGCCATGTCTTTAACTGAGCCATCAATGTGCGAATGGCATCGTTAATCCCTGAAGGAGCGCAACCTTCATCCACATTTATGCCGCCAATATCAGTATTGGAGTTGGCTGTTGTACTGTAATCGCTTATCTTGTCCTTAGACATAGCATTTCCTTAATCAACGAATTTCCATTTAAGACTGTTGGCAACATTTACCAACCCCATGCAGCATTTTTTAATTTCAACTCGTGAGTTGATTTTTCCAACGCCCAATCTTGCCGCGATTGACACCGAGTCATAAATGACACCAGTATCAATACACATGACTTTTCTAGACCGCTTCTCAACTTTATTCAAGTGAGCAATCTTCATTTTTTCTCTATGCTGATTATCCAATTTTTTACCAAAATAGTGGTGTTTTTCGTTACATCTCAAACCCCAACCACCTGGCTGTTTATTCATGCACAAGTCAGAATAAACGCTTTTTGAAATTGTTATCGCCTCTAACTCAAAAGCATAAGCAGAATCTTCATTATCAAAATGTTTTAAGACTCTAGTTTCTAACTTATCTCTGTTTGCCTTTGATTTTTTTACCCACGCACCAGAACCACAGTAACCATCTTTCAGGTTACGAGTGCTATGTTTTCCAATGTAGAACTTTCCACTTTCTACATTTTTTGTGACATAGACCATGTGGTGCATGATTTTCCTTTTCTAACAGAGTGGTTAAGGCTGATACTTCAGCGATTCTTCAACCAATTTCTTGAGTTGTTTTTGTTGCAATGATTCTTCAGCATACTTGGTAGCAGAACCAACAACAGGAATCTTTGAAAGTGGCGATGCGTTGATTCGCTCCAAACCTCTCAACAAAGCACTAGCCGTATTTGAATAGTTTGTTGTTCCAGGCACAGGGCTGTAAACATCAACCATCACATCACGCAATTCACGGATTTCCTCTGCACCTTTTTTACCAAAGATGTAGTCTAGTTTCCCATCCGAATCCAAATCACGGATTACCTTATTCATTGCGGCAGCAGAAGGAATTGGTCTACCTGCGGCATCACGCTGAATGTTCTTGGTAGCCTGTTCCTTGATGTACTCAATAGTCTGACCCTGAAGCTCTTTCCATGCTTGTTGGCCTTCTTGACCACCTTTTTTGAGCAACAAAGCAATGTTGCGGGTGTCGTCAAAACTGCCTTTCAATATTGAGTGCTCAAATATGTCCTCAAAAGCAACGGCCCTATCAGTAGTGCCAGGCTTGTTGCGTAACAATTTGTCAACAGAAGCGGCGTTCTCAAACTGTCTAGCATATTGAACACGCTTCTTTCTTGCCTCTTTGTATAAGTCACCACCAGCGCCTTCGGTAGCTTGGTTAATTAGATTCTTTAACTCACGGGCTTGAACCGAGTTAGGCGTTCCCTCTTGGGCGTTCTTATTGATGAACTGATAAATATCTTCCAGAGCGTCAATAGTTACAGCGCCAGAACCTTGCGGGTCATTCTTAACTAACTGATCTTCAACAGCACCAAGGATAGGGGCTAACTTCTCTTTTACTGTTGGGCCTTGTTCGTTGATGTATGTAACCAATCCCTGATAAGGCACTAGCTCTTTTGTTTCACCAGAGGCTCTAGCTTTTTGGTAGGCAGCATTTACCTCACCCATTGCGCTCTTTGCCTCTTTAACAAGTGCAGCATCCACAATCTTGCCGACAGGTCGCAGATTGCCTGACATTTCAGCACCAGTTGCGGTTGCGTAAGCATCAAAGTTGCTAAGAATGTTCTGATTAGTGTCAATCTGACGCTGAATCAATGGCTTGCCAACAGTCTCAGGATAGACCTTGCGAGTTTCAGACTCAAACCCTTGAACGCCTGGCATTCTTGTCGCTTCGCCTTTTGTCAACTCAACAGGCACACGCAAACCTTGCGCTCTTGTCTGTCGCTCTAAAGCCTTGCCAGTTTCAGCAGCACCCATGCCCTGCATAACTGGTGTTGTATCTTGACCACGAATTGCACCAATAACATCAGACAATGCAATAGGAGCCTTCGCAGCTTGTGAAGATACAGCTTGTTGAGCCTGAGTCGCAACGCCAGTCGGTCTAGCGCCAACAAACTGAGGCATAAATGGCGGCATTTTCTCAACAACAGGATTTGTTGCAATGCTTTCAAGAACATTACGAGCCATTTGTGTGCGTGGCTGATACTGAATGTTTCTAGCAACCATTTGCTGAACATCAGGGCCAGCAGAACCAGAAAGATAAGTAATCGGGCCAGAAACCAGATTTGCGGCAACAGCGGCAGGTGTTTCAATAATGCCACGAATAACATCAGCCATAGACATTTCTGGCTCGGCTCTGGATGTTGAGACTTGTCCAGGAATCTTACTCGCCATATCAACAGGCTTCACATCAGCAAAAAGCTCTTTAGCCTTCTTGATGATGGTTTCATCGTCTGCACCAGCAGGGCCACGAATCTCACGAATAGCACCGCTTGGGTCACGGACTTTATAGATTTGTGTTTCCATTATTTCACCACCGACCATTCATTTTGTTGGCTAGAAATATATTTAGCACCCTTTCCAGCCTGAAGTTTCATGGCTTGAATTGCTGTCTCTCGGGCTTGTTGTTTTTGTTTGACAATAGCCTCAGAATCACCAGGTGCGGGGAAATAGTTTTTCTCTGCCGTAGCAAATTCAGTTGGCGCAATAGACGCACCAGACTCTTTACGCAACACAGCAGTAATGAAGTTGACCCTACCCTGAACAGCTTTTTGCTGATCTTCATTAAGACCACCAAGAACAGTTGGCAGCACATTAAAGATATTGTCTGTTCCTCTTGACAAAGCATCTCCAATCAAAGGAGTTGCGCCAACAGTACCGCTAACCAAAGAGCGAATCTTTCCAGTATCTTTTAATCCTGCTGTTTCAAGAGGCTTCAAAATGTCGTGCGCTTGCTGCATTCTCATGCCGTAAGCCACAGCATTTCCTTGGCCTTCTGTCAAACCGCCTTTTCCAGTAAGTTGCTGACCACCAGCAGTCAGAGGGTTTACTGCGCCTGTTCTTGGATTGAAAGTAACAAAGCCGTTTTCTGTCTCAAGCGCCTGCAATGATGCTGGGCCTTGTGGGGCTAAACCTTTAGCTAAACGACCAACTTCTTTACCGCTTGAATCAAGTGCAATAACAACATTACCCAAGTCTTGATATGTCAGTTTTTCTTGTCCAGCAACTTTCCTAACTTCACCACCATAAGTGGGAATCTCATAAAGCATACCGCCAGCTTCTTTGTATTCAGGCTGAAACGCTTTAAGTCCAGTTGAGATTTTTGCGAACTGTTCAGGTGAAGCCAATGCCAATTGCTGAAGCGCATCACGATTAATCGTAGATGGGCCACGCTGAGTCGGCATTGCGCCAGTTTGGAAGAATTGACCAATCTGTTCGGGAGATTGCCAGTTTTGCTCAACTTGACCAGGCTGCATAATCTGAGGCAAGAACCTACGGACAGCTTCTTCTTCTTGACGCTTACGAATCAAATCTTGAACTTGAAGCCCTGCCATCTTTTCTTGCAAGCCTTGGTTCAAAGCCTGACGATAAGCCTGTTGACCTTGTTGCAGACCTTGTGCGATAGCTAAAGCGCCACCGCCAGGCGTACGGCTAGGCGCACCCGCTTGGAGTAGCGCCATTGCTGTGTTCAGAGTTCCTTGCTCTTGAGCCTGTTGGCGTAAGCGAGAAAGCTCATCTTCACCCAACAAGCCACCATAGTAGCTCGGGGTTTGTCCAAAAAGTGAATCAAGTAATGCCATGATTAAAGTCCCACTAATCTACGGGTTTCAGAGTCAAGACCAAATGCACTACCGCCACCAGTTAACCAGTTATAACCTTGTTGGATATACGGAGAACCTTTGTCAAGCAACGAAAGCCCTAACAAACCTGTACCAAGATTAGTGGCTAGAGGATTAGTGTAGAAAGGCGTTTGCGATGTTGTAGTCTGACCTTTTGGAATCAAACCGATATTCGACAGGTAGGTTTGAAGTTGTGCTTGTGGCAGATTCTGCTCGTAAGCAAACTTCTCTTTAGCCGCTTGCAAGGCTTGCTGTTGATACCCCTCACCGAACTGACCTGCCGCCAACATCTTGTTAATGTCAGCGTAATCAGCTTGAGCCAATTCAGGAGCCATTGCAGTTGCGGCTTGTTGACGAGCACGCTCTTGAGCGTAATTCTGATAAGCCAATTGTCCTGCTGTACCTGTCAGACTCTGAGCCAAAGTGTTAGCCGCTTGATTCTGAAGGTTTGTCATCGCACCAGAACCATAACGACCAGCCTTTGAAGCCGCTGACGAAATGTCACCAATTGCCCTATTAAAAGCTGTTGTAGCGGCTTGTGCGGCAGGTTGGAAAGCACCCTGAAAGAAAGGATTTCCACCAAGATAATCGCCCTGAATCGTTCCGTAGAGTTGATTCTGTGCAGCGCCAGTTAAAGGACTACCAGCAGCGGCTCGGGCTTGAAGTGCCGCTAAACCTGTCTGAGTAGCCTGTGAAGGGCTTACATAACCTTGACCTGTGAAAAACTGAGGACCACCAGCTTGGTAAAGGCGCTGAGATTCTTCTAAGCCGTACTTTAGGAACGGCTGAACTGTTGGGTCAATCTGTGTTGTGGATGATGTTGTTGCGGTTTCGATTGCCATAAAAGCACCTTTCTTTCAAGGGACTCCGAGGCGGGTCATCCACGGAGCCAATTATATACACTAGCCTACCAAAATGTAAGCATAAGTTTTGTCGGAAGTTGAGTTTGCAAAGTGGGTTAAGGTCGCACTTCCCTTAGTCTGGGCGCTTGCGTAAACCCCGTAATCCCCTGCGGCATTTGTCCCATTTGACGAGGCAAAGTTCACAGTCACAATCGCAGACGGCGTTGCGGGTCTTGTTGGGCTTGTCTGGGCTGGAATCTGCTGGATAGAAACCGCTGTGCTAGTTGTTCTCCACATGATTTCCACATAGTCATTTGCGCTCAATTCAACCCAAAAGTTCAGGGCGGCAATCAAATGCCCATCTACCCCACCATGAGAGTTAGGGATAGAAAAACGGCTGTTTGAGTTGTCAATGTTCGTGCCATTCTTCTTAAACCAAATATCAATATCCTGAATCTGGCTGTCAGTATTGGTAAACTGAAAACTGAATTGGACATTGTAGATTCCGTAACTTTTAACAGTCAGTCTTGAGTTACTGACAACAGAAATGCCGTTAGCAAAGTCTGTGGTGTTGAAAGTTACCGCATAAGCTGCCGTGGTTGAGGCCGCTGTTTGGTCTGTGGAATCCTGAAAAGCCCCGTAAGGAGTGGAGTCAGTAAAAGCCGCAGACGAGAATGGAATCAGAATAATCTTTGTCGTTGGGCTGATTCGCTCGTCAGTCAAAGTTGTGGTCGTAGCGTTTCCCGTGGCAAGCGTCACAGTTCCGTGATTGTTCGTCTTGCCATTCATAATCCCGTTGACTATCTCAGCGGTAGCCCTCGGGTCAGAACCGAATATCGGAAGAAGCCTAAACATTATCGAGACCCCATCGGGATAACTTCAACATCTACCGCCACAGCCATTTTCCAGTTGTCACCAGTAGGCTTAACTCGTAGTCGGTGGTATCTTCCTGCACCCCTCATGGAAACACGATTGTCAGAGTCAGCCGCCACATCGCTTCCGTAAGTGACATTCTCGTTTAGGAGAAGTCGAGAAGCCAAGGCAACAGTAGCTGAACCATTGTCCACTTGCGGTTTGGCAAGGTTAACCATCGCCATTCCACCAGTGGAAATGTCACCTGTCTCCAAAACAGCAGACTTTGGCAACCCGTTAAAAGTAATCACTTTAGTCCCGTCAGTTCCACCTAAGAAGAACTTACCACCAGCATAAAGTGGCGAATCCATCGGAGTAGGCAGAGCGTCTAAAGAGGCGCTCACGCTGTCCAATTGCTCCAAAGTCACCGAGGCGGTTGAGGCATCAGAAATATAGTCAGCGGTAGCGTCTAAGTGGCTCCACTTCTTAGTCACGATGTTGTAAACCATCATCTTACGAACGGCAAACTTATTCTTGTAGTTCCAGATAACGAGTTTACGGATAGGGTCAGCCGCAGAGGACATTGTGGTTAGGTCTAAGTCTGCATCCTCAAAGAAGAAGCGGTCTACCTTTTCCGCACCGATTGGCACGACTTGCTGACCATCACAGACATAAAAACCATCGTCAGATAAGAAGAAAGTCAATGCGTCATACTGACAAATTGAGCCTTCAGCAACGCAACCCTTACCACGAGAAATGTTGTCAAACTGGAATACGAAAGGCGTTCCGACATAAGTCATGCGGTAAATGCCTTTTTCCATCAGGATAAGACCATATTCACCGCCACGGATACCTTTGATATGTCCACCATCTGCCAGTTCTTGAGAATCTGATTGCGTGGTTTGGCTTGCTGTCCAACTAGATTCAGCGTTAATTCCAGACCATTGAACCTTAAACGGCTTAGTAGTTGAAGATTCTTGTAAGTGAGCAACCACTACAAAGTCACGAACCACAGTAATGAACTTAGCGACAGGAGCATCATCGGAGAGATTCTTAAACGAAGTACCACCATCAGCATTGAGATACTGCAATCTTTGAGAGAAGTTTGTTCCGATAACCAGACTGCCAAACTTTGTGAATCTGAAGATATTGTTAGCAGGAGTGCTATATCCGTTCACAGTCTGAGAAATCTGCACATTACCGCTTGTGGTCGCTGAAGTGGTCGTAACTGTGAAACTGTTGGCATCCACCTTGGTTACAGTAAATTGACCATCAGCGGCTGTTCCGCTTGTGAAGTTCAGATAAGCAGAATCCCCAGTCTTAAAGCCGTGAGCCGTAGCTGTCACAGTCAAAGTCGTGCTTCCGCTTTGGGAATAAGTCCCTGTCTGATACCAAGCCTGAGTAAGCGCACCAACAGAATCCACAGAATAGATTTTTGTCAGACCCGCAGCGTAGAGTTTTGCAGTACCAGATTGATTCTTGACATACACAAGAGAACTGAGATTCTCAGCGGCAGCGGCAGAGAAGTCAGCCTCTTGAGGAAAAGGAGCGTAACCAGTAGATGTGGGATAGCAATTCGATGCAACAGTAATCCCACCGATTAGACCAGGCTGGTCGGGTAGCCATTCACCCATTGCGATTCTTTGCATATCATTGCCTTAACCAAGTGTTGTTATTTTGCGACACTTCAGACCATGTGTTTGAGTTGACTGAAACATCCGACCATGTGTTATCGCTTACGCTAATTTGTGTCCATGTGTTGTTATTTTGCGACACATCATCCCAAGTATTGTCGCCAATAGAGATGTCAGACCAATTATCGCCCAGACGCACCCCATTGCAAGTAACAACAGAGTTGCCAGAAATGCTCGCAGAAAAGTCAAATATTCCATAAGCGTTAGCCTCAACTGTTGCTTCACAAGAGATTTGGGCTGTGCCATCAGCAATCACGCCACCCAAGGCGCTTACTGTTGCGGTTCCAGTTATTGACCCAACAGCCTCACGGACTCTGATAGCCTCTGCTGTCACAGTAGCCGCAACAGATATATCCGCACTTCCGCTAGCCACAATTCCACCTAAACAAGTAACAGTAGCGTCAGCGGTAACAGAACCAGCACCGAATTGAACTCTGATGCCTTCAGCCGTTACAGTAGCTGACGCATCAACCGCACCAGAACCAAACTGAACTCTTGTTCCAGCCGCTGTTACTGTGGCGGAAGCGTCAACAGAACCAGAAGCAAACTGAACCCTCGTTGCATCGCAGGAAACGGCGCTAGAAGCCGATATATCTCCCGAGGCATACTGAACTCTAGTCGCATCACATGAAGCGCTTGCAGAGGCTGTAATCGAGGCGGTGGCTAACTGAACTCTTATTGCATCAGCGGAGACAGTAGCCGAGGCGTTAACTGAACCATACGCATCCCACAAAGTTACCGAGGTTGTATAGAGTGAACTATCTAACGACAGGGTAAGTTGGTCAATACTCGCTTTTAAGTTGTCAAGCGAGTCAATTGACCAAGGTGGGAGCAGGTCAGCCATTACGCCAATGTAACGCTCAGAGAACCAGAGGCAATCTTGAACACATCACCCGTGGCGATGGTTTTAGAAGCGTCTAGGGCTGTGTGATACAGAAGGTTGCCAGAAGTCGATGCGTCACGAATACCGATATGGGTAATCGTTCCCCATGAGCCACCAGCTTGAGGGAATTCAACAGCGGCTGAGTTAGTCGAAACTCCGTTAGAAGGTGAACCGAAAGTCACAGCCTGACGAGCGTATGAAGTGCCAGAGCACTCAGTACCTGAATCAGCGTCTGTCGGGTCGCTTGTGTAAAGCGCCACATAAACAGTCGTTGGGCTTGTGTAGCCCGTATTACGCAGGGTAGCGTTAATAAGAGCGTTCTCTAGATAATTTGACATTTCAGCCATGATTTACCTCGTTGCGAAAGACATTGAAAGAGGAACACCCGAATATTGAGAACTCTCATCGGATGTGGAAAGTGTGGAGATTGCTCTGTCGTACAAAGAACCCCATGTTTGGATTCGAGCATCATTCATCAAATAAGGCTCGGCCTCTAACAACGAGGCGTAAAGTAACGCATCAGGCGCATTTGCCATGAACACATTACTTGAATTTGAGTCACTCAAAAATGTTGGCGCTGCGTAGTAAAGCAGTTCCAATGTATAAGTGGAGTCAGGAACAGGAGCCAACTTAAACTCTGAAGCCAAGACTGTGTAATCTAATGGCTTGCCACTCTGAGTGGTCTTAGTATTTCGACTAAAAATAGCAGGGCTAGAGAAAGTCAAAGGCTGAATCGGATTGGTAGAAACATAAAAGTCTCTAACCTCTAGAAAGTCGCTTGGCAACTCAACAGTCGAATCACCGCCTGTCGTGGTAGTTGTGACAGATTTCAACATTTGTCGGATTCGCAACTCTCTACGCAAGCGTAACTCTGCGAACCGAACGAAATCCTCGATTTGGCTAGTCAAGTCCGTACGAGCCAAGTAAGAGGCAACCTTAGTTTTCAAATCTGAGTAAGTCGCTATGCTCATACATCATCCCAACCATATTCGTAAGTTCCGATATGCCTGATGTGCTTTGAAAGGTCGTGGTCTAAAACAGTCTTAAACCCTTTGTCAAACGCTTTCACACAAAAGTAAATATCTTCCCCAATTGTCCCACCTTTGTCGGTTTGTTCAAACCAAAACCAAGGCTTTTCAACTTTCTGGAACACTTCTTTTCTTACAAGAACCATCCCAAAACCTAAACCCAACACTTGCTCAAGACCCGTCTTGTCCTTACTCGTCACCTTAACCAAGTCTTTTGTTTCTTGGTCGTAGTCCAAAGCGGTCGGCAAAACAGGAAATCGGCGGGTAGTCGCATTGACCCCAACAATGGGTAACTTACGGGATAGAAGAATCTGGAGCGCATCTTTAGGAAACCTCATATCTGAGTCAATCCAAAGAATCGCATCTGCACCATCTTTGAGTGCTTCTTCCGCAAGTCGCTCACGCTGGTTGAATATCAAAGTGCCAGGCACTTGATAAATCATCAACGAGCCACCTTTTGCACATCTTGTCACGCCTTCATAAGCGCAGAGTTTCGCTAGGTCAAAAGCAAACCCTGTCATAACTGTGTCACGGCAGGGTACGCAAATGGCAACTTTCATATCTGTCCTGGTCGAGTTCTGAAGAACCGATTATCAGGGTTATTTAAGAAAGTCCGAAATCTTTTCTCATCCACAACAGCAAAACCTCGCATGATTCCCTGTTTGTTCAAGTCATCAATCACAACATTAGGCAAGCTGGCAATCTTTGTCCATTCACCCCATTTGGCTCGTTCATCAATAGCATTGAATTGAGCCTTGTTGCTTTCAAGAATCGCAGAAATATCCTGCTTGGTCTCGATAAATTGATTCCCATCAATATCGTGGAAATTGGTTTCTTTTCCGTTTTGTGTTGCTATGTGGCGCATAGAAGAAGGGGGGTGATTAGCCCCCCGTGTGATTAAGAAGTAGACAAGTCAGCGGCAATGCCGTGAGCTGCTTCGTTACGCATTTCCAAAGTCAACTCAGCCAAAATCTGAGTTTTCTCTGCGTCACCAGCTTTAGCCAATTCGATTGTGGCGAATGGGCGCAAGTAAGCAACTGCTGCGTATTCTGGGTCAAGCACCAGAGCGTCACGGGTACGCATGAAGCGGTTAGGAACCACAGACATAGTACCAAAGTCGCTCATGTACACATCAGCCGCACCGATAATGGTGGTAGGCTCATTAGAAGGAGCCATGTAACGCTGTGCTGCGATACCAGCGAAAGCAGAAACGGCTTGCTTCTGGAATGGGCCAACCATCAAAATCTTGGGGTTGCCGCCAGAAGAATAAACCTTCTGAACCACATCCTTCAAGATGGTTTCGGTGAAAGCACGTTGAGTGCCATCGGTACGGGTAGACACACCGATAGTGGTGGGGTCAACACCTGCGGTAGTACCAGACGATTTGTTGGTGTTGGTCTTAATCCAAGACAACATAGCACCCATGTTACGAGCAGTAGAAGCATCACCAGCAGAACGGCCTTGGTTGGCAGTCAAGATGGTCTCAATGTCACGCTTCAACTCAGCAGAAGCCTTGCTCAATTGGTAGGCTTTTTCGCTCTTACGACCAGCTTTGTCAACAGACTCCAAAGTGCCAGAAATCTTGATGGTTTTCTGAACGATTTGAGTGTAGTTGCCCAAACGGGTTGTGGGAGACATGGTGGCATCAGAAGCGTCAGCACCTTCAACTGCGGCGTTAGCAGTAGTAGCGGCTGACAGGCTGTCAGTTTGCCACTCATGGTATACAGCGGTAGCTTTTCCGCGAGCTAAAGTATTAAGAAGGGGCGTGTCGGTTGGAGAGATGTTATAGATAACATCCGAAAGATCTTCCCGATTGCCGATTGATTGGTAGGTTTGATAGGTAG